GTACCACACATTGCTGCACCTGTATATGGTACTTGTGATACAAGTATTAATATGATAGAAGAGTATCTGGACTCTATCGGTGCTGATAGAAGTTCTCACTTTGGTGGTTGGCTAGGTGCTAAAGTGCTTGCACTTACTAATGGTCACAATGACAGATACTTTGGTGCATACATAGACATAGAGCCTAGGATGCTCAGTAGAGTAGGTAAATACCTAGTCATAGATGATGATGGTGATCTATCTGCTGAGGATACTGGTGGTACAGTAGGTAGTTACTACGAGTATTATTGTCACAACTGTGATCAAGGTCTTGATGATTATGATCAACATTACTCAGAAGCTACAGGTGAGACTTACTGTGAGACCTGTTACTATGATATCCATACAACGTGTCAGCACTGTGATGATAGTTGTCATAATGAGGATATAATAACTGCTTACAGGAGAAGTACAAGAATTAGAACTATAAATGAAACACCAACAAGAGAGGAGTATACATTAGATATGGATATTTGTACTGACTGTTCAGAGAATGAGTTCGTATACTGTGAAGAGCAAGATGAACTTTGGCGTTATGATGATGTTCAACACATTGAAGATGAGGGTATTGATGTACCTATTCATTTACTAGGAGATAGTGGGTTTAAAGAAACTGAAGATGGTGAATACACAAGAGAAGGAGAATAAAAAATATGTATAGTTTAATAGAAATGCTTAGGTACATGAGACCTGAGGGTAGTATAACACAATTAGATTTTTGTGAGAGGTTCTTGCAGCCTATGTTTGGATTACCTGATAGACATGGTAATTATATACTAACAGTACTCAAGCCAGATAATACACAACCTAACCTGTGCTTTACTTCACATCATGATACAGTGCACTCAACTGAGGGTATGCAAAAGGTTGTTGTAAAAAATAACATTGTATCTTTAGATCAAGCAAACTCTAGTTGTTTAGGTGCTGACTGTACCACTGGTGTTTGGATTATGTTGAACATGATTGAAGCTAATATTCCTGGTGTATATGTAGTTCATGCTGGTGAAGAAGTAGGTTGCAAGGGTAGTAGTGCATTGATAAAAGATCATCCTGATTGGTTGGATAATACAGATGCAGTTATATCTTTTGATAGAAGAGGAGATAACTCTATCGTTACACACCAGATGAGTATGCGTACTGCATCAGATGAGTTTGCACAATCGTTCTCAAATGCGTTAGACTTACCACAGTTAGCAGCAGATAGTGGTGGTAGTTACACTGACTCCAATGAGTACAGCGGTGTAGTATCTGAATGTACTAATATATCAGTAGGATATAGGGGTCAACACAGCCAGAAAGAAACACAAGACCTTGATTTCCTTGATGTTTTAATGGCGAGACTTATCGCGGCAGACTGGTCTAAGTTAGTGTTTAAACGTGATTGTAATGAGATAGAATACGACAAGTCTTGGTTAAGTTATAGTGGTGGGTATCATTATGGATATACTTATGATGAGAGGTCTAGTACTAACCCTAATAATATTAAACATCTACGAGAAATAATAGAGGATTACCCTAAAGAATTATCTGAGTTATTAAATACATATGGCTTTGATGCTGAAGAAATACTAGGAGAAATATTTGAGTATGAAGATGACTATTATAGTTACAATGAGAGCTATGGTGTTGATAGTAATAAGGTTACTAAGTTCATTCAACGTAAAGGGTTATGACAAATTGTCGCACCCTATTGATATAACTTTAAGTATAACTATATAAGTATACTTAAAGTATTTATTAATATTACATATAAGTATTATTAATAACTTAATGTATAACTTAATGTATAACTTAATGTAAAGAGAGAGGAAAGATTATGACAATCATATCTTGGTGGAGTGCAGGTGTTACTAGTGCAGTAGCAACTAAGTTAGCTATCAATGAGTATGGTAAAGAAAATGTTACCCCTATTTATTTTGCCATTGATAGTGCACATAAAGATAATGATAGATTTAAATCCCAGTGTGAAGATTGGTACGATAAAGAAATAGAAATACATAGAGCACCTAATCATAAAGATCAGTTCGATGTAATACTAAAGGATAGGTATGTTAATGGACCAGGTGGTGCACGTTGTACTCTTATACTAAAGAAAAAAGTTAGACAAAGAATAGAAAGAAACATGGATTACTCTGGTCAAGTGTTTGGGTTTGAGTATAGTAAGAAAGAAATTAATAGGGCTATTAGATTTAAAGAACAGTATCCAGAAGCTAAACCTTTGTTTCCTTTAATACATAACAAGATGACTAAGCCTGAGACTTTATTTTTCTTAGAGAAACAGGGTATAAAAAGACCTGTGATGTATGACTTAGGTTACAACAATAATAATTGTATTGGTTGTGTTAAAGGTGGTATGGGGTATTGGAATAAGATACGAGAAGATTTTCCACAGTCGTTTACTAGGATGGCAGAAGCAGAACGTGATGTAGGGCACTCTTGTATAAGAGGAATATTCTTAGATGAACTTGACCCAGACGCAGGTCGTAAACAAAAAATAGTTATGCCTGATTGCGGTAACTTCTGTGACCTAGAGTTCACTGAAATCAACCATCCAAAATTAGAAAGCATTTATAAAAAACCTGAACAACTTAAGTTAATATAAGGAGAGACTAATGATAAATTATAGACATGCTGTCGACATAAACCCAAAGTATTTTGAAGAACTAAAAGAAAAAGAATTAACTAAATCAGAAGAAGAAATACTACATGAATGGTTAAAGACTTGCCCTTTTGATTATCTTATGGTAGGCAAGTTAAAAGGATTACGAACTGTAAACTTTGAGATAGAGGAGAATGTTAATGAGTGATAACCCACATCAAGCCTGTCCGTTTGTGGATTGTGGATCTTCCGATGCGTTTAATTGGAATGATGATGGCTTTGGTTTTTGCCACAGTTGTGGTGAGTCGTATCCAGCAAAGAAACGTATTGAAGTCTTTGACTGGGTGAGTAGAGAGTATCCCGTAAAGAAAAGGATTAATATAATGGAGATACCAGTAAAAGGAATGACCTATGAAAACATAAGGGGCATCAAGCCTAGTGTATGTCAGTTCTATAACATACAAGTGCAGACAGGTGAAGATGGTCAGCCTGTTAGATATGCCTACAAGTACCCACATACTGTTAAGTACAGAGACTACAATGACAAGTCTAAGTCTTGGGTTAAGGATAGAGGGCTAGGTATGAACCACCTGTTTGGTCCAGACTTTAACTCTGGTTCATCACATCGTATCTATCTAACAGAGGGTGAGTTTGATGCTGCAAGTTTGTATCAGATACTAGGTGAGAAGTTTCCTGTTAAGTCATTACCTAGTGCATCCATAGGTGAGAAGTTTGTTAAGCAAAACTACAACTACCTTAATTCTTTTAAGGAAGTTATCTATGCAGGTGAGTTAGATGATGCAGGTAAACGTGCAGCTGAAAGATTATATGAAGCTCTTGCTGATAAGTTTTACTACGTACCTATGTCTAAGCACAAGGATGCTAATGACTTTCTTACTAAGGGTGATGGTGAAGACTTAAGGTGGGCAGCACTGAAGCCACAAAGATATTCACCTGATAATTTCTTTTGCTCTGATGAAGAAGTTGATACAGCTATACGCAATGAGAATCCCTATGAGTATGTACCAACAGGACATGAGGGTATAGACTCCAAGACTAGGGGTATGGTAAAGGGTGGACTAACCTTTATCAAAGCACCAAGGGGTATGGGTAAGACTGAGGTAGTTAGATACTTTGAGTTAGGTTTACTACAAGATCCTGATGTACGTATAGCCTTACTACACATGGAAGAGATGAAGTCTACTACCTACAGGGCTATGGCTACGTATCACCTAGGTGTTAATGTTAGAACAAAAGATGATGCTAAAGAGAATGGCTTTACTGAGGATCAAGTAGTAGCTGCTGCACAGGAAGCAACTGATGGTGATCGTACTATTGTATTTGAGATGCGTTCACATGATGATCCACTTAAGTTACTTGAGTATGTAAGGTTAGCTGCCTCAGTGTATGGTGCTAGTTATATCTTTGTAGATCATGTGCAGAGGTTAGCATACCTCAGTAGTACAGGTGTAGATGGTGCTACCAGTACCTTGACTACATTAGGTGCACGTATGGCACAGCTTGCTAAGGAACTTAACATAGGTGTGATATTTATATCCCAGGTTAATGATGATGGACGTACAAAGTATGCAGCATCCCTTGAAGAAGAAGCAATTATCTGTATAAAGATTGAGAGAGATGTTGAGTCTGAGGATGAAGTGATACAAAATACTACATCATTCTTTATAGATAAGAACAGACCCTTTGCTAAGTTAGGACACGCTGGTACTGTTTACTATGATCCAGAGACTACTATACTAACAGAAGAAAGCTTTGTAACAAGGAGAGAGATCGCGGCATGATTGTATTTGATGTAGAAGCAGACAACCTTTTGGAAGATGCTACAAAGATACATTGCCTGTCGTATACTTCTGATGGTTCAGACGTTAAGACTATCTTTACCTACCCTGAGATGCGTACCCTGTTACTCAGTCAGAAGGGATTGATAGGTCATAACATAGTTCGTTATGATATACCCTTACTTGAAAAGCTATTAGGTATTAGAATTAAAGCTAGGTTGTTTGATACATTACCTATGTCTTGGGTACTTAATACTAATAGAGGTAAGCATGGACTTGATTCATTTGGACAGGACTTTGGTGTGCCTAAACCTAAGGTAGATGATTGGGTTAACCTAACACAAGAAGAGTATGCACACCGCTGTCAAGAAGATGTTAAGATTAATTGGTTACTGTGGCAAAATCTACTCAAAAGATTTATCTTTATCTACAAAGATAAGGCACAGTTAGATAAGTTCTTTAGGTACTTACAGTTTAAGATGGACTGTGCAGCAAGTGCTGAAGCTAGTGGTTGGAGATTAGATATAGACTTAGCTAAAGATTGTATAGACAAGCTAACTAAAGAGCAGGACTACAAGACCAGAGAGTTGTGTAATGTAATGCCATTACGTAAGTTGTTTAAGGTGCAGTCTAAGCCTAAGGTTTGTTATAAGAAAGATGATACGCTGTCATCACATGGTAAGAGATGGTTTAAGTTGCTTGATGAGTATGGATTACCTTCTACTTATACAGGTGAAGTAACTGTAGTTAAGGGTGCAGAGCCAGCTAACCCTAACTCAACTGACCAAGTAAAAGATTGGCTTACTTTCTTAGGTTGGAAACCTTGCACATATAAATACAATAAGAATAAAGATACTGGTCAAGAAAAGAAAGTACCTCAGGTGCGTAAGAATGGTGAGCTTACTGAGTCAGTTAGGTTACTGATAGATCAGAACCCAGCAGTTGAAATACTTGATGGACTTACAATCATACAACACAGGCTTGCAATCTTCCAAGGGTTTATTGATTGTGAACGTGATGGATATGTTAAGGCAGAGATAGATGGTCTTACTAATACACTCAGGTTTAAACATAAGAAGCCCTTAGTTAATTTGCCAGGGGTAGATAAGCCTTGGGGTAAAGAGATACGTAGTTGTTTGATAGCACCTGATGATCATGTACTGTGTGGTGCTGACATGACATCACTTGAAGATACAACTAAGCGTCACTACATGAAGCCTTATGATCCTGAGTATGTAAAAGAGATGTCACAAGATGGCTTTGATCCACACTTAGACTTAGCTAAACACGCAGGTGCAATAACCCAAGAACAAATTGATCAGCACAACTCAGGTACTATAGATCTAAAAGCCTTACGTAAAAACTATAAGGTAGTAAACTATTCTGCTACCTATGGTGTAGGTGCAGCTAAGTTATCTCGTGAGACAGGTATGGATAAAGAAGATGCTCAATCATTACTTGATGCCTATTGGCAGCGTAACTGGTCAGTCAAAGAGTTCTCAGAGTCTCAACCAATAAGACATATACAAGGAGATATGTGGATACAAAACCCAGTGAGTAAGTTTTGGCACAGCCTTAGGTTTGAGAAGGATGCTTTCTCTACTATCAATCAGAGTACAGGTTCATATTGTTTTGATAGATGGGTAGCTTTGTATCGTACAACTAGGTCTAATATTATAGGACAATTTCATGATGAAAGTATTAACATAGTAAGAAAGGGTTATGAACATGAACACACTAGTATTTTAAACAGTGCTATCAGTAAATTAAACAGTCAGCTTAAACTAAATGTTGACTTGGGTATTGATGTACAGTATGGTAAAAATTATGCAGAAGTCCATTAGAAGGAGAAAATAAAATGGCAACAAGAAAAGTAAAATTAGTAGGTATAGCTGAGTGGGCTAAGGTCTTTCCTCAGAATCGTGATCACAAAGGTTATGAAGGTGCTTATGAAGATTCTGACGGTGCTTGCACTGTAGATCTCATAATGGATGATAGTAACTTAAGTCTATTACAAGCCTCAAGGTCTATGAAAAAAGGGACACCTGATAAAGATGGTAGAGGTACTAAGGTTAAATTTGTACGTAAGTATGATACAGGTTTAGACTGGAACAGTGGTCCACCTGTCATACTTAAATCAGATGACACTAAGTGGGATCTGGATGTTGATGGGTTCATTGGTAATGGATCTAAAGTAGAGGTACATATATCTGTATATGATACTAAGTATAAAGACAAATGTGGTACTAGGTTAGATAAGATCAAGGTGCTTGAACTTGAAAGGTATGTAACACCTGATGATGATAGTCCACCTCCACCACAAGCAGTTGTAGCTGAAGAATCAGTATTGTTCTAAGCTATGAAAAGGCGTAACCCTGTGGCAAAAGAAGTACGTACCCCTAAGTACCGACTCAGGGTTATTGCCGACAAAACAAAGAAGTTATTTAGAAAAAGGAAACATAGAAAAGATGGAAGTAGAATTAGTAAAACAGATTGATACTCTTGTTGATGACATCTATGGAGTTGTTCAAGGTAAAGGTGGTTGGACAGGTACTTTAGGGTCTTTCTTAGGCAAAGGTATTGCTTTAGTAGCCAATCAAAGATTTAGTAAACCACAAGAACCAAGGAGTTATCTGTCTCTATCTTCTATAGGTATGCCTTGTAAACGTAAGCTATGGTATAAAGTTAATCGTGCAGGTGAAGGTGAACCCCTTACCCCTAACACACTACTAAAGTTTTTTTATGGTGATATGATTGAAGAGTTACTGTTAAGTTTAGCTGCAGCTTCTGGACACTATGTATCTGGTGAACAATGCAGACTTGATGTGCATGGTATCAAAGGACACAGAGATGCAGTCATAGATGGTATGACTGTTGATGTTAAGTCTTGTAGTACCTATGCCTTTAAGAAGTTTAAGAGTGGTACACTAAGAGATGATGATCCGTTTGGTTATATCTCTCAGCTTAGTTCATATGTATATGCAGGTAAAGATGATCCACTTGTTACAAATAAAACACATGGTGCTTTCTTAGCTATAGACAAACAGAATGGTCATATCTGTTTAGATGTGTATGATTTTACAGAAGAGCTAAAGACTAAAGAAAAAGAAATGCTTGAGGCAAAAGATATGGTAGCAGGTGATATACCTAAGGAACGTATACAACCAGTGCCTCAAAGTAAGACAAGCCCTAACACTAAGTTAGCTATGGCTTGTAGTTATTGTGAGTACAAAAAACTTTGTTGGCCTGACCTAAGAACCTTTAAATATTCTTACGGTGTTGAACACTTAGTTCATGTAGAAAAAGAACCTAAGGTTTATGAGCTATGAGTAGGTCAGCTAAAGCAAAAGGTAGAGTTGGACAGCAAGAGATTAGAGATAGATTACTTGAAACTTTTCCTGAGTTTGAACCTGATGATATCAAGAGTACAACTATGGGTGACACAGGTGAGGACATACAACTTAGCCCAGCTGCTAGAAAGAAACTACCAATTACTATAGAAGTTAAGCGTAGGAAGTCAGGTCTTAAAACTGTATACAGTTACATGGATCAAGCTACTAACCATGGTAAAGGAGACCCTGTTGTATTCTATCGTTCTGATAGAAACCCTTGGGTTGTTATTACAAAACTAGATCATTACATGGATCTATTAAAAAACTGGAAGAGAGATTAATATGAAAAAGAATATGAAGATCTGGGGTATTGTACAAGGACCAATATCTGTACGTGATTTACCAGGTCAAGACTATCCTGATGGAGCTAAGTGGTATCACGAATGCAGGGTAGAAATAGATGGAGAAATGGATGTAATACCTTATTGGTTTTATGATCTAGACTCTGCCTATGAAATGAAGAAACATTTTGATACCACTATTGAACCTCTTGAAATAAAAATAAACTATGGAGAACTTTACGATGCCTAATACAGCAATAATATTTACCTGTGCCCATGTAGATCCAAGCATTTCTAACGAAAGGTTTGATCTACTTGGTAAACTTATCTATGATCTAAGACCTGATTACGTGGTTGATCTTGGTGATGGTGCAGATATGAAATCTTTAAATAGCTATGATACTAGATATCCACAAGCTATTGTATCTCAAAACTATGAAGAAGATATTAATCATTACAATGATGCACAAGATAGATTAAGAGTTAAATTTAAACAGATGAAACGTAAGAGACCTAAGTACTATGGACTTGAAGGTAATCATGAGAATAGAATTAAGAAAGCTATCTCTCTCGATCCAAGACTTGAAGGTACAAAGTATGGTATAAGCTTTAAACATTTACAAACAGATTATTATTTTGATGAGTACCATGAGTATAAAAACTCTGGTCCAAGTATCTTTAATAAAGATGGTGTATCTTATGCTCACTACCTTTCAAGTGGTAACTTTGGTACTGCCATGTCTGGTATGCATCATGCTTACAGTATGTTAAATAAAAGACATCACTCTATTACAGTAGGTCACAGCCATAAAAGATCTATCTTCTTTAAAGATGACTCTTATCCTAACCCAACTATAGGTTTAGTTGCAGGTTGTTTTAAAGGTGCTCAAGAATCTTGGGCTGGCCAAGCTAACATGGATTGGTGGAAGGGTGTAGTAATAAAAAGAAATGTAGATCAGGGTTACTATGATCCAGAGTTTGTAAGTCTTGAAAGACTTAAATCTTATTACGGATAGGCTTGACAAATGCATAATAAAAAGTATAACTGGTGGTTTGAAAATGGACTATGAAATAATTATAAAAGTATCAGTAGATCCTGATGCAAACTTCCTTGAAGTAGGTGAAATTAATAACTCAAATGTTATTAAACAAGTGGTAAGTGATTGTCTATATGATATAGATGATTTAGAAATTAAAGAATGTGAGGTAATAAAAAATGGTTAGAGGTAATAATTTTAATAGCTATCAAAAACAATCAAGTCAGACAGCAGTATATGACAGTGTAGATCTTGTTATATACCCAGCCTTAGGTTTATTTAGTGAGGCAGGTGAGGTAGCAGGTAAGGTTAAAAAAGTTTTAAGGGATAAGGGTGGTAACTTTTTACCTGAGGATAAACTAGAAATAGCAGATGAGTTAGGTGATGTGCTGTGGTACATTGCTGCTATGTGTAATGATTTAAATATAAACATGGAAGATGTAGCACAGAACAATCTTAATAAATTAAACAGCCGTATGGCACGTAATGTAATAAAGGGAAGTGGAGATTACAGATGAGTAATATGTTACCAACAGACTACCAAGCATTTATTCACACATCAAGATATGCGAGATGGGTAGAAGAAGAAAACCGTAGAGAAACTTGGAGTGAAACAGTTAGTAGGTATATAGATAATGTAGTAAAACCACTATCTTCTGGTTCAAAAATTACTAAACAGTTAGAAGAAGCCATACTTAATCTTGATGTTATGCCTAGCATGAGGTCTCTTATGACTGCTGGTGCAGCTGCAAACAGAGACAATACTTGTATGTATAACTGTAGTTATTTACCAGTAGATGATGTTAAATCTTTTGATGAAGCTATGTTTATATTGCTTTGTGGTACAGGTGTAGGCTTCAGTGTTGAGCGTCAATACATAAATAAATTACCTGAAGTACCAAAGTTATTTGACAGTGATACGACTATTGTCGTTAGAGATAGTAAAGAAGGGTGGTCTAAAGCTCTCAGACAGGTCATAGCCTTGCTGTATGCAGGTGAGATACCCAAGTGGGATACAACTCTCGTTAGACCTGCTGGTGCTCGTCTTAAGACGTTTGGTGGTAGAGCATCTGGACCTGCTCCATTAATTGATCTATTTAATTTTACTGTTAGTATCTTTACAAATGCTCAGAGAAGAAAGCTTAACTCTATTGAGTGTCATGATCTTATGTGTAAGATAGGAGAGGTAGTAGTGGTAGGTGGTGTGCGTAGGTCAGCAATGATTTCACTATCTAATCTCACTGATGATAGAATGAGACACGCAAAAGATGGAAAATTCTGGGAACTAAATGGTCAACGTCAGTTATCTAATAACTCAGTATGCTACACTGAAAAACCTGATGAAGATGCATTGATGAGAGAGTGGACTGCATTAAAAGCATCAGGTAATGGAGAACGTGGTATCTTTAATAGGCAGGCAAGTAAGGTTCAAGCTGCTAAGAATGGTAGAAGAAATACTGAACATGACTTTGGTACTAATCCTTGTAGTGAAATAATACTAAGACCATATCAATTCTGTAATCTTACTGAGGTAGTTATACGAGCAACAGATAACCTTGATTCTTTAGCAAATAAAGTTAGGATTGCTACTATACTAGGTACTATTCAATCTACCTATACTAAGTTCCCATACTTACGTAAGATATGGCAAAACAATACAGAAGAAGAGAGGTTACTTGGTGTTAGTCTTACAGGTATTATGGACAATCCTCTTATGACTTCAGAGAACAAAGGTTTGAGTAAAACATTAGAACATTTAAAGAGTGTTGCTATTAAAACAAATGCTGAATGGGCAAAGCGTTTAGACATACCTATCTCTACTGCTATTACTTGTGTTAAACCTAGTGGTACAGTGAGTCAACTTGTAGATAGTGCATCTGGAATACACGCCAGGCACTCACCATACTACATACGTACAGTAAGAGCAGATAACAATGATCCTTTAACAGAGTTTATGAAGGCTCAAGGTATACCATCTGAACCTGCTATTGGAAAGGAAGACAGTACAACTATCTTTAGTTTTCCTGTACAAGCACCGCCTAAATCAGTAACAAGAAATGATATGACTGCTATTGAGCAATTAAATATGTGGTTAATTTATCAAAGACACTGGACAGAACACAAACCATCTGTTACAATATCAGTTAAGAAAGGAGAGTGGATACCTGTACAGGCATTTGTTTGGGAAAACTTTGATGAGATAAGTGGTGTATCTTTTTTACCACACGATGATCATATATACCAACAAGCACCTTATCAGGATTGCAACAAGAATGATTATAAGATACTAAAAAGTATTATGCCAAATAAAATTGACTGGTCTAAACTATCAGACTTTGAATCAGAAGACACAACAAAATCATCTCAGACCTTTGCTTGCACTGGCGAAGTCTGTGAAATTGTAGACATCAGTGCTTAAGGAGAAAGAGAATGAAAGTTACTATTGATAATAAAGAACACGAAGTTGATGAGAATAACAATGAGTTAATGGGTATACTCAATACTGTTAAGCTTGGAGATAACTCTTTAACTTTGTTAAACCATATTGCACAATGCGTAGATGCTGTGAATAAGGGTAAAGTAAATGAATTAAAAAATGCGTTAGGGGATAACGATGGAACTGAAGAAAAAAAATCTAAAAAGTAATGTGGATTTTAATCCTGTTAGTAAACCATTACACTACAATCAGAATAGTCTAGAATGTATTGAAGCTATTGAGGCTTTAATATCTACGATAGATAAAAGATATGCCTACCACGCAGGTACTGTACTTAAGTACCTGTGGCGGTTTGAATACAAGAATGGCTTAGAAGATCTACATAAATGTGAGTGGTACTTAGAAAGATTAATCAGTAAATATAAGGAGGTTCACAAATGAAACCATTTGAAGAAGGTAAGTTAGCTTTTCGTAAAGGTACTCTTGGTAATCCTTATCCTATTAATAGTAAAAATAATAGAGACTGGGAGTATGGTTTTAATATAGCCTACTTTAGAAACCTAGAGAGGGTAAAAAAGAATGAAAGACAAGAGGCATCTAAGTCTAGAGGATGAGGCTAAGAAGTTTACTAAGCGTAAGCGTAACCCTAGAACAATAAAACCCCTGACTACAAGGAGATACCTAGCTGGACAAGCTCTAGCTGGGTTACTCTCTGGTGGTCGAGGGGTCGGTCGTATGCATGATGTTAAGAAATCAGCATATGATTGGGCAGACTTTATGTTAGATGATGACAGTGAGGATTAATTTTTTATTCTCTTTAACATACTATCTTGTTTTTCTATTGTTTTTATTTTTTCTAGTAATGCTTCTAACTGT